GTTCCATAATCACTATTAGCATCGTCTTCATACATAATTATGACTTTATTTACATTGCTGTCAAAAGCTACTTGTGGATGAAGAGTAGCACCACTATTAAAAGTTGCTTCTGATCCAAAACTTATACTAGTGCCAGAAATAGTAGCTACCTTTGCCCTGCCGCCAGAACCATCATGGCTATCTTGATATGCAACGATAACTTTATTATTGCTACTGTCAAATCCTGCAAATATATAGCTTGTAACAGCATCATTAAACTCAGTTGCACTTCCGTAAGTAATATCTGTTCCTGATACTGTCCCAACCTTGCCGTATCCGTGTTCAGAGTTACCAGCGTCTTTGTAAAATATAGCTACTTTATTGTTGCTGCTATCGAAAGTAACTCCTATTTCATAAGTAGTTGCTGAATTAAAAACTGCCTCACTTCCAAAAGTTATATCAGTGCCAGATACAGTTCCTACAACAGCCGTTCCGTGGTAAGAGTTACCTGCATCGTGATATGTAATAACAACTTTATTATTACTGCTGTCAAACGTACATCCTAGATTACCTACGTTATCAGAACCGTTAAATGAAGCAGCAGTACCAAAACTAACAGACGTTCCCGATACAGTACCTACTATAGCGTGACCGCTATTACTTCCATCTTTATATACTATGACAACTTTATTAGCATTACTATCAAATGTTATTGCTACAATATCAGGATCGCCTACGCCTACTGATGATACAAACTCAACAGGAGTTCCAAAACTAATACTATTATCACTAGAATCTACAGTACCAACTACTGCCTTTCCTTTGTTGCTGTCTCCACCGTCTTGATATGCAATGACAACTTTATTATTACTGCTATCAAAAGTTACACAACAATCACTAGTAGTAGCATCTTCAAAAACTACTGCTGTTCCTGTAGCTTCAGAAGCTCCACTAACCTGACTCACAGTACCTGCACTATTAACCACAACAGGCTTACCTGCTGTTATAGCACCAGATGCAAACGCTTTGTATTTACCTTTTTCTGTTGGTGGTACTGTACGCATCTTTACCCCTTCACCAATAACTTACTAGCAGACAGTGCTGTTCCTGCTATTACTGATGGAGAATCAGCACTTGTTCCGAATGTGCCATCTGTCTGAACATAATAGGTCTGCCCTGCTGTCAGTCCACTTTGGTTCTCGTCTACTGCACCTTGAGTATTTACAAGAACTTTAGCACCGTCTGCTGCTGCGTGTTCTGATGTACCTATGTAGTTTTCTGTGGTTAATGTGACAGAACCACTTACTTGACTAACCGTACCATCAGTATTAACAATCAACGGCTTACCAGCAGCAGATATTGCACCATCGGCAGTAGCCATTATTTGTCTTGATAATTCTGGATCGTTACCGACAATACGCATAAGTTAGATTAGTCCTCATCTCTTTCTCTTGGATCAACAAAGTCAGAGTTTGCAGACCAACTGCTTCCATCGAACTTATATTTGTTGCCATACCAATCTGAAGGGGCATTTGATACATCGCTGTGTAGCGTTGCATTGCCACTGTTAAGATCACCTATATGAAAATCTACAGGATCACTGCCTACAGTAATTTTATCAGAAGCCATGCTGACTGCTTTATCGTCAGCAAATAAATACTTTGATATTTTAGTTGAATTTTCTACTATTGTTTTTGACATTGTTTTCTTTATCCCTTCACAATTAATTCTGTAGCTGAAATAGCAGTTCCAGCCGTTACTGATGTACTGTCAGCAGCTGTACCTATAGTAGCATTTTCTTGCACAAAATATGTTTGACCAGCCGTTAAAGACGATTGATTTCTGCTAATACTATTTGCGATATGCAAAGTAGCCACTGCACCATCTACAACAGCATCTTTTGCAAAGCCTATAAAGTTTTCTGTAGTAAGATTGGTGCTTTGTGGAGTGTAAACACTAACATAAAAACTACTTGATAGCGATGACCCAACAACCACTTTTTCATCATTGACTAAAGATGCCCAAACGGTAGTATTGCCTGTGTCAGAAACTACTATTGGAGACCCAAAAGTTACACTAGTTCCTGATGTTGCTCCTTCTATTACATTACCTTCACTATCAGCACTAATAAAAGCAACTACAAAGTTATCTGAAGTCATCTTTGTTACACAGGGGATATATGACCCACCAGCACCATTGTTTTCCCTATATACAGTAGCTGTTCCCAAAGTTATGCTTGTACCTGATACAGTACCTATAATAGCAGTACCATAAGCATTTCCAGTTCTGTCATCATCGTAGGCTATAACAAACTTTGAATCGCTTAACGCTGCAAGTGAGTGTCTAATAACTCTATTACTGTCATAAACTACAGTCGATCCATATGATATAGAAGTACCTGATACTGTTCCTATAACAACCTTTCCGTCCTCTGGATCAGGGCTTGGAGTGTCTGACCAAGCAATAGCAATTTTTGTGTCGCTTAATGCCCCGACTGTTGAATACTTAGAAGAGTTTGCTGTAGCAAAAGTTGCAGCAGTTCCAAAACTAACACTTGTACCTGATACCGTTCCTACAATTGCTTTAGCATTACTACTGTCTGAAGAATCTTCAAAAGCAATTACAAATTTTGTATCTGTCAAACGATCAACATTATTTCTACCGTTCAGGGCTGTTTGACCTGTTTCAAAATCTGCAACAGTACCATAAGTAATACTGTTATCTGATGCATCTATTGTTCCAACTCTAGCCTTACCTTTATTTGAGTCAGACCAATCTGTATACACAAGTACAAACGTAGTAGAAGTTAGGCCAATAATATCAGGATTTTCAGTGCTTGCAATTGTAGTAGAAGATGCACTGCCATAAGAAATTGATGAACCTGAAACTACTCCTACTATACAAGTTCCATAACTACTATTACCTGAGTCACGCCCAAAGGCTACGAACTTTGAAACGCCAGGTAATCCTGTAGTAACTACTCCATTACTGCCATCAAAACCTGTATCAACTGCGGTTCCAATACCTGCGGAAGTTTGTGATATAGCACTCACAGTACCATCAGAATTAACTATAACAGGCTTACCAGCTACGATAGCACCATCAGCAGTTTTTACCACCTCTGAGTCAGAAGCTATGTTACCAACAAACTTCATCTAAGTTCCTTACGATAGTTCTTCGTATGTAACCGTGTAGGTCAAATCGTTAGCTACACTAGCAGTAACACCAATAGATGTGTCTTCTTCTAAGTACATTCCAACATTTTTATCTATTGCCACTAAGAATGAATTAGGTGCTACAGACACTGCATTTGCATAGACAACTGCTGTACCTGCTATATCATCTTGTGGGTATATACCTATTGTTATAGTAGCTGCTGCTGAAGCATCTACGTTAGATATTACTAAGCTATTTACTTTTAGAACCTTACCAGAAGATGCTGCGTTGCTTAACGCTGCTGTTGCTGAAGTTCCTGTAAGTAATGCTGTATCTGTCTTTGCCGTAATAGTAGCGACATTGACAATATTAGGTGCGGCCATTTTCTATATCCTTTCTATTAACCAAAAACCATCGACATAGCGATGGCCTTGCCTGTTGACGCTGTTGCGTTTAATTGCGTTTGAACATTACTTGTTACACCATCCAAGTAATCAAATTCTGTATTGGTAACACCAGTGTCATACAAATCTTTTAAATAATTTAATTCTGTTACAGTTCCGTTATATCCATCCAACTTATTTAATTCAGCAGTAGTAGATGTAACACCATCTAAAATATTTAATTCTGCTCCTGTAGACGTAACTGCTGTACCTGCATAGTTTAAGTTACCTGCTGCTATGTTTACTTCACCAGTACCTTTTGGTGTAATGTCTATATCAATATTAGAGTCATCTCCCATAGCTCCGACAACTACAGATCCACCTGTTGCTGAGTTGGTTACTTCTACAGCATTTACGGCAGAACTAGCAGTTTGTAACACTATACCTTCATTACCGTTTGCATCAGCAATAAAACCGCCATCAACTATCTTAGGTGCAGTTAATGTTTTATTTGATAAAGTCTGAGTGCTACTTGCATAGTAAGTATCCAGCAAATCTACATCAAAGTATTTCATAGCTGTAGCACTATTGTCATACATTAATATAGCATCGTTATTTGCTATAGCAGTACTGGTATCTATACTAATAGCTGAAGCATCTGCAACAGTATTTAGTTCTGCACCTGTAGCATTCAAACCTGATACGTTTTTATTAGAATCTACATATGCTTTAACAGATTGTTGAGTAGGAATAAGTGTAGCACTGTTAGAAGTCATATCATCTTCATCAACAAATGCTGTTGCTGTTATAGTGCCATCAGTAAGTGATCCAAAAGATATTGTTCCTGTTGTAGTAATATTAGATGATCCATTATCAATCGCACCGAATCCTGAACTTATGCTACCGCCATCTAATGCACCAGTAGTTACCAGATTGGGCATTGCAGTTATTTCATCGTCTAAATAGGCAGCTAAAGTCTGCACAGTAGCTTGTCTCATTGTACCAGCATCGTTGATAATTAATCCATCACCATCTGCGATTGCTGTTGTTCCTACTGTACTACCACCATCCATCAAGTTTAGTTCAGTAGTTGTAGCTGTTACTCCATCCATTATGTTTAGTTCTGCTGTAGAGGCAGTAACACCATCCATAATATTTAATTCAGCAGGAGTTGCACTAATTGCAGTAGTAGTTACAGTATCTAATACAGGAATATACCCACCCTGATTAATTAGGTATTGTGTATGATCTGCTGTAGGATCAACAATGGATAATGTAGTTTCATGTGCATCAGCAGTAGCACCTTCAAATACGATTGCATTGGCTGCATTCATTGTAACAGTATCTACTACTGTCTGTGTTCCATTAACTGTAAGATTACCTGAGACAGTTAAGTTGTCACCTATAGTTACTTCAGAAGTACCGTGTCCTATTGTTATAGCAGTGCCAGATATGCCTGTACCGATAGATACTGACTCACTACTGTCAGCGGTATCAACAATAAGATAAGCATCTGATCCTTGTTTGATTGTAAATGCAGTTGCTGAATTATCTGTTACTGCTACATTAATATCAGTATCATCAGCAGATATAGAATCAAGAGCAATATCGCCTACGTTAGTTATATTACCGTCACCTACGCTAAGTGCAGTAGCAGTAACGGAAGAGTTAAATGTAGCTGCACCTGCACCTGACATATCCAATGTTAATGCAGTAATACCTGATCCACCGTCATTACCTTGGAAGATCATATCCTTATCGCTTACGAGTGATTTAATTGTCAGATTATCACTGTCCATACTAACATGACCAACATTAGTACTTCCATCTTTAAATATAACCTCATCACCACCTGCATCGAGTATAATATCTCCTGCAACATCTACAGTAAGATCCCCAGAAGATAAATCTATTTCTGTTCCATCTATTGTTATATTGTCTATAGATACTCCAGCATCTGCTGTAACTGCACCTGTTACTGCTAGAGTACTGCTCATATCTACAGTACCGTTTATATCTATTGCAGTTGCAGTAAGATCAATTTCATCGGTAGCCCCAAGAGCTAATACAGTAGCACTAGAACCTTGAATAAACTGAGAAGCATCATTAAACTGTATTTTATTTGTGCTATTTAATAGGATGCCTGTATCTGCTACGTGAGTTAATGTAACATCCTGATCATTACCTAAACCAACTACAGCACCATCAGCAAGATAAAGATCACTAAATTCTAAGGAAGTTGTACCTAATGCAGCCCCATCATTAGCGTCAGGAACAAAGGCAGTTGTGGCAGTTATTGTAGTTCCCTGGACTGTACTAGACCCAGTAAGCGCACCAGTAACACCTAATGTACCAGCTATTGTTGCATTTTCATCAATATCAAGAGTATCTATATGTGCAGTACCATCAACAAATACATCTTTAAATTCCAAGGATGCAGTACCTAAATCAATATCATTATCAGTTACAGGAACTATGGCACCGTCTGCAATATAAAGTTGTTGTACTGAAGAAGAACTAACCTCAGTATAAAATTCTACATAATTATTAGTAGTATCTATAAGTACTTTATTATTCTGATCAGCATCTCCTATACGATCTATAGGTGGACCTTCTGCTGCCGTACCGTCATGCGAGTGACCAGTAGATTCGTTAAAGGCTGCTAGTACTTGGTTTAATTCTGCATTAACTGGTGCTGCGGAAATAACCTCACCACTAACTATCTGCGCTGTTGATTGTCTAGTATATCCTGCCATTATCTGTATCCTGCATCCTGATAAGTTATGGAAAACCCACTGATACTGTAGGGTGCTTGAGTTCCCGTCGATGTTATAACCAAGGATATTGCCCTACCTGATCCTTGTATGTTAGTTTCTAATACAGGACTAGATGATCCATCATAACTAAATGAAGCATCATATGTTGCTCCTGTTGTAGTATATCTTGCTAATGCTCCTGCTGTTGTTAATGAATATGTACTTGGATCTGGAACATTAGGATCATCCCAATCATATGCTATACCTAAGTTAATTGTAGACGATCCTTCTGGTCTGGTAAATAATGAAATATGCTGAAATATTTTGCGTTTTTCGGTAGAGTCGAAATATAAAAAAGGCGTTGCGTAAACAGAAACAACATCAGCAGTATTAAAAGTGTTTCCACTTTCCTGTTTAAATACTTCACCACTTGCATCTCCATGTAATACTATTTCAACATCATCTATTAAGCCACTTGTAGCTACAAATGCTCTTATACCTAATAATTCCCCAAACTCCCAACCAACTCTTCTATCTGCAAATCTAAGTCCACCTATTATTCCTGCTGTATCAGCAGCAGAAGTAGTTGTTTTTGGAAAAAAGTAACGAAACTGAGATTTATTTCTAATAACAACTGAAGACATATTATCTAAATCGTGTGTATCTGGTAGTGATTGTAACAATTGTTGTACTGGTTTAGAAATAGTTTCAAGTTCTACATCACCAATTCTAGCAGTACCTTGAATAGGACGAATACCATCAGAAGCTAGAAATAATATATCACCACCTATTTCAACAATACTATCTGTAGCAATACATCCAATATTATCTGTTACTTCTTCTAAAGAAAAATCTGCTAAAGCAGTACCTACTAATTTTTTTATTTTATCTTTACCAAAAATAAATAAAGAATTTCTAAACTTTGCTATACCTACTATATTAAATCCAACATTTTGTTGACCAGCACCTCCACTAGCAGCAAAATCAGCAGTATCAAAATCATCGCTAGGTGTTGGTTTAGTATGTAATAAAATATTTGGTCCTAATCCAGAAGTAGGAAAACCAGCATAAAATTGATGATTTATAAAATCCGTACTAACTGCTGCACCTGTAGGATTAGAATCACCTCCTGTAGCATGTTCAGTAAAAGTAGTTCCATCATATCTTGCAGGAGTATTTTTACCATCCGTTAAAATTACTGTTTCTGCTCCTTGATATGAATTAAATGAATGTCTTACTTTAGATACATCAATAGAAGATCTAAAAGAATGTACTCTAGTCCAACCACTTGTAGTATATTTCCATATTGTATAATATTGACTATATTTTGCTGTTACAGAACTACCACCTCCTGTAGCACCACTTGTAGCAGCAGAAGTAAATGTTAAAGTATAACTATTTGCATTTGGTACTGATACTACTTTCATCTCAACTGAATTTGGAGTTATTCCTCCAACTGCTGAAGACCCCGAAAGAGTAACATAATTACCTACAGATAGTCCATGCGCTGTATGTGCAACTGTTATAGTAGTACTTTCATTAACAGTTGTAATTGGATTTGCACCTAAAGAATGCGCTTTAGCAGCAGATACGTCAAAGTATTTAAATGTTACTGAACTACCTCCACCACCACTAACACTAGAACTAGCACTAGAGGTAAAGGCTACAGTGTAACTATTTGAATTAGGAACACTGGCTACAGTCATTTCTACACTATTAGGTGTAATGCCTCCTACAGCGGCTGATCCAGAAAAAATAACTCTGTCGCTTACTGCTAATCCATGACTAGTATGAGCGACTGTTATAGTTGCGCTACCACTACTAGTAGTAAAAGGATCAGTTCCTAATGCACCTGTATAATCCCCATCATTACGTCTACAGGCATATGGAGTACCTCCTAAAATCCAGAGTCCAATAATCTCACCAGTACCCGTGACAGTTCCATAACTAGAGTCATATGAAGCATAGCCACTAATTCTTCTATACCCACCAAATTGAGATATCTCCATATTTAACATACGAAGTGCGGCACCTGGATTAGATCCAGCTAAAGATAACGCATCTTCATTAGTAAATAAACCACCTCTAGATAAAATTGTGGCATCTTTTAAAGCATCAGTCATTATCCATTACCATGCGGTACATTTATTAATCTACTAACGCGAGTATCACGCACATCTGTAAATCTATTAATAAGTAATGAACGCATTCTGTCTATACCCTCATCAAATTTTGATTTAGCTATTGAAGCCTGTTGAGAATTATCTCTAAACATAAAACAATGGTATAATGCACCATCTATAACAACGTGTTTAAAAGCATCAGGTACTGACATAGCATCTGTAGATGCAGATAAATCTGAAGCAAAAGCAAAATAATTATAACTTATACTATAAGTTGCATCTGGTCTAGGAGTAAAACCTGCTTTATTATCTAGTGTTCTATACACGTATATAGGTTGATCGTAATCACCTGTACCAGCTTCATTATCTCGCTCAAAAAATCTTTTAAGAAAAGTATCGTAATTTATAAGTTTTAAATTTCTTGCGGCGTAATTGTTATCTGAATCATAATTTATTCTAAAAGAATCCCAATCAGCTATTTTAAAATCAGAAGGTAAAGAATATTCTTGTTGACCTACTACTAAGGTTAAAGAACCTGCCGTGTAGTTAAACGGAAATTCATATTCTCGTTGGGATATTTCTTGGATAGATGCATTAACAGCATCTTTAACTTGTGCGCGAAAACCTGACGCTTCACCAAAATCAGTAGAAGTTAATTCTACTTCATTTAAACGTCTTAATGTATCATTTACTATTGTTAAAAAAGTTGTAGCCATATCATATCCAAATTAAGATAAAGGGGTAGCCCAAACTAATGAACTACCCCAAAATCCATTATGCCAATGCGTCCCTTGCGGCAGCAGCGGCTTCTGCTCCAGATTCATTGCAATCAATGAGTGTAGCATACACACGCAACCTACCTGTAGCAGGGGCTGCTCCAGCAATCAAACAATCAATTGTATCTGTAGTAGATACAAATTGAGTATAAGTTGAAGCGGCAGAACCTACAACAGTGTTGGTTTGACCGTTTGTACCAGCGGCACAGAAACCTGTTGATGTAATATCTGCACCATCAACGATATCGTCACCCGCTGCAAAGTCCATGTCTAGAGTGCAACTTGAAGTAAATGCTTTCATAACTTCTGCACCAGCATTAATTACAAGAGTACCTGCTGGAATTTCAAGAAGTTGAAAGATATCACCGTTTGCACCAGAATATCCTTTTGCAACCAAGTCATCAATATCGAGATAGGCCTCGACATTATACATACTATGGTTCATGCTTACCCCTGGAAGGGCGGCAATAGTACTAGCTCCTACACCTGTAGTATCGGAGCTTGTCATATCATAAGTAGCCATGATTTATCCTCCTTAACCAGCTATGTTGTAATGAGCGCGAACAAGAGCTTCAGGACGAAGAATCTTGCGACCGTACAAATGCATACCACGAACGATGTCAGCAAAGCTATCGTTGTCACGATATGTTTCTACCTTCTCTACTTGAGAAGCTGTAGCAACAGCAGAGTCATGTCCTGCAACAATCGCCCCATAGTTTGAACTAGAACCGTTGGTATCAACTGATCCTGGACCATTACCTATGGAAGGTAGGTTGTTGGACATATAAACTCTAAAACCACGAACCATACCAGATATAATGCGACCATTACGCAAAATGTCCGGATTGCTTGAAGCAAAATCGCTGCTCAAGAGTTTAGAGTTTTCATCGTTCAATTGCTCTGCAAATACTGGATCAACAACAACCCATCGACCATCACGGTCTACGTTTTGCTGATCGAGTAAACGAGCCATACGGTTTAGTACTTCCAGAGGAGTTGCTTCACCAGTAGATCCGTCTGCATGAGTTGCAATTGAGTCAGTAGTAGCACCACCCGACACAAAGCTTGCGCGGGAGATTAACATGGAAGCAAGTAGACCTGTAGCAGCAACAGTGCTGATTGGGTCAGTACCAGACTTACTAGCAGCAGTTCCAGCAGTAGCAGCAACAGCACTAATAGTTGCTTGTTGGAAACCACACAAGTATCCTAGTACATCCATGTCAAACTGATCTTTCAGGCGATACCCTGCACGATCACTTGCCATTGATTCAAAGTTCACATGAGAATGTGCTTCTTCAATGTCGTCAATTTTAAAAGCAAAATAATTTGCCTTATCGACAACTAGTGTGAAATCGTCGTCATCGAGATCTTGTGGAGTTACTTGAGTTCCACGAGCATACTCTTTGACTGTGATTTCTGGTTCTTTAATAATACGTACAGTATCACCAAAGTTAGATATTTCACCAAAGTAATCACTATTGGTAATATCTTCAGTCACGCTAGTCTTACGGAAAGCTGATTGTACCTTCTTACTGTAAATAACAGGTGAGAAGTTACCGTTAGGTAGGTTTCCGTAACCAGCAGCAGTCTTAAAAGCCATTGGTTATCTCCTTTCGGCTATTATCGAAACGAGCCAACTATTGACAATTCAAGGCTACATCTTTAGGGTGTAGGTAAACCTGGCCTAACGAATGTAGGTAGTTGAAACTTCTCAGTTAGCATCAACAGGAGGTAGTCCTTATACTAAGGAGGCTCCGAATACTAGCAAAACTACGCTAGTTTTAAGTAATATACAAAGTATATCACATTTTATTTAATTTGTCAAGAGTTTTTTTACCTTGCACCACCAGTTAAATCATATACGAATGTGCCATTTGCAATTGCTTCAGAAATAACTTCTTCGTTTTTATCCCAATCTCTAGGACTAAGATTTTTAACGCGAGACTCAGACCAAGCACTTCGATCCTCTGTCTTTGGTTGTTCTGCTCTTGAACCTTTCTTAATAGATTTTGCTGCATCTTTACTGGTAGCTTTAGGTTTAGTCTGTTGTGTTTCTAACTTATATAAATCTATAGCTTTTGCAGCAGCCCTTGGGTCATTATCATTTTCATATAAAGCTGATTGTATCCATTTAGGTTGTTCATTAACCCACTCATGGAAGGCATCATCAGCACGAATTTCTGCAAAGTCTGGATGAAGTTTTTCAAGTTCACTTTCTGCTTTTTGTAACTGAACCTGAATCTGCATTTCATCTACATACTTTAATTTTTCTTCAACATCTTTTCGAGCTTCTACTGCTTTTTTTGTAGCTATTGTTTCTACAATCTTTGCAACATCTGGATATTTTTCAGTCCACTCTTCAAGTTCCTCATCTGATTTTGGTAATTTTACCTGCTTACGTGTTAAACTATCTATTTGTCCTTGTAGTTTACGTAATTCACCAGTATGTTGATCTTGTATTTGTTGTGTATGTCTCCTTAAATCTCCATATCTTTTCTTAAAAGTTTTTTCTTCTGCTCCTAAATTTTCATCAGATTCCTCTGTTTCTTCAGGAGTTCTTTGAGCTTCTAATTCTTCAATTTCTTTTTCTTCTTCCTCTATACTTTTTTTAGAGTAACGCATTGGGGTATTTTTTATTTCTTGTTGTATTGCTTCCATTTTATTTACTTTCTTCATCGGGGGCATCTAGTAGCTTTTCACCATGAAAAGGGTAGAAGGTAGCCCTTATTATCTATACCCAACTCCAGCCACATATTGTTGGCCCATTAATGAGCTAGGCATAGCAGAGGGGTCTGTTTCACCCCATAAACCTGTTCCTTTAAATCCTTGATACTCTCTAAATATATTATCTACATAGTTATCAGCAGTTGGATCTATATATTTTCTATCTCCTTGAGAATTTAAATAACGAGACATTCTATTAACCCATTCTAAATCTGCTTCCTCATCTAATTTTAATCTATCTGCTTCAGTAGGATCTAATCTTCCTCCTGAATCTTGGGTAGGTCCAAGAATTAATTTTTTAAATGACTTTCCTTGCATAGGTCTAACTGGTGCGCCCCTACCACCAAGTTTAGCAAATCTACCACTTCCTGGTTCTTCGCCAAATGCATATTCATCTTGGTTTTCCCCAAAATCACCTGAAGTTAACTCTTTAAAAAATACTTTCTTTAAGACATCTCTATTTGTAGCACCTTCGGGTATCTTTTCTAAATCTCCTTGAAGAATCCCGTCATACTGTTGTCTTTTCGCGTCAGTATAATTATTTAAATCATTTGTAATCTGCCTATTTAATACAGGACTATTAAAGTTAGCTGTTCCCTCAAGGACATTTGTTCTTCCCTGCTGGTAGTTGTCTAATACCGTAGCCGTTTCTTCTCCAGCAATTCCATATTCCTTTAAATCATTTTGCAAATACGGATCTCTTCTTGAAATTCTTATATCTTTAGAACTTCCAGCAGTAGGTCTAGGTAATCTTCTAGATCTTTCTCTACGTTTTCTGCCTTCTGCTCCTTTTAATTCACTATCTTCACGAAAAGAATCCTGACCCGTCATACCTTGTATTTCTGCTAGTACATCTTCATAACTTTTTATAGGTTCATTAAATGCATCTTCTAATGATTCAGGATTTGTTACATCTCTGTACCCTACTCCTGGTACGTATGTGCCTCCTGTGTTAAACTTTTTTTTTACCATAATACCACCATTAGCAAAACCTGAACTTGGAATTTGTTCAGATTTCCTGTAAGGATCAGGAAAACGTATATACTCACGATCACGTTTTGGGTTAAGAAGATGTTTATAGAACCTGCCTCCTTTTCCTGCAAACCATTTATAAGGATCTGGTATGGGTCCAACAAAAGGATATTTTACCTGTGATAACATTGGAAAATAGTTATCAGCAGTTGGATCACCAGTTTTTCGTAAGACTAGTCCTTCTTCTCCTTTGCCTAGGTATGGATTAACAATCTCACTTATAGCCTTAAATACTGTGGGAGTATTTGACTGCATCCTTCCGTATCTTTCGTAAGACTCGTCTGCTTCTCTCATTTCTTTATCAGAAAATTGACCTCCTTCATCTGACATCGCCCCACCATAAAAATATTTATCTTCTAATGCGCTCATTCCTGGTATTGCCCATGCTTGATATTTTATATTTTCCATTTCTAATTTATCTGTTTTGTTATTAGGATCAAATTTTTTACCTCCTCTTGCCTCTTCTGCTTCAGCTATAGCTTTACTATGGGCTTCTTCTCTTAATTTTAATCCTGCTTTATGTGCTGCTCCAAGACCTTCTGCCATTCTTTTTACACCAGTAGCTCCTAAACCAAATTCTATAAGCATATCCCCCCATTTTTTAACTATATTATTACTTTTATCTCCAAGACCACTATAACCACTATAGTCTTCGCCTTCTTCTTTTAATTGGTCTGCTGTTTCTTTTATTTTTCGTTGTATGTCTAGATCTGTTTTTACCCACGGCTCTACTCCAAAATCACCCCTCGCCTCTTCTGCTGAAGAACCAAACATATCCAGACCAGCCTTCATTAATTTTTCGTCACCTTCCCAAGACTCACCCCGTCCACGAGAACCCGTACCATATGCAGATTGATCTAAGTCTTGATCAAAAGACATAACATCTTCTTTAGGATCAGCTTCACCACCGACCTCACTCCACATACCACCTTCTTCAAAAGCAAGTGGATCACACATCATGCCTTTAGGTTTAGCTGACGCAATAATTACTGTACCTTTAGATACTACATCTTCTTTAGGATCAGCTTCACCACCCACATCTTCAGATTCAATAAACTTCATTTCATCTGTATCTTTTTCAGGGGTTCCATTTTCATCGACATTTTGGATTATACCTAATTCTTCCATCTGATTTATTTCAGATAAAACTTTTTTATGCATGTCTGTAATACGCTCTAATCCTAGATATCTTACAACATTAGCTGGTAGTACATATTCACCTTCAGATAACATAGCAGGTATATCATCTGCTACTTCTTTAGGTTTGGCTAATGGGGGTGGATCACCTTCTTCATCATCGGTATCTTTACCATCAAAATTAGCTTCTACAGAACCACCATGTTCTAAATTAAGCTGGTCTGCTTCAAAATCAGATTCATAGTCAACACTTGTATCTTCAGGCTCATCTTCAAAATCTTCTGCTGGATCATATGGTTCCATAGGTTCTTCGCGGATTTCAAAAGGTTGCAGATCTCTTTCAAAATCAGAATCTACATCTTGCATATCTAATCCAGTAAATAAGTTTTCAAAGTAACTTAAATCACTTTCTGGTTCCGAATAGTCTTTATCCCATCGTTGCCCACCTAATTCAAATGGTTGTAGATCTCTAGCAAATGCATCTTGATCTCTAATTGTTTCTGGCATTTCCAAAGTAGAATCGGGATACTGCCTTGTGCCTAAATCATCACCAGATCCTATTTCATTAGCGTCTTCCATAGGAATACTATCTACAATAGAATAGTTAGGTGAAAAATCATCCCTTTCTCCACCTTCTTCAGCAAATGATTCATCCTCCATTGCTCTAATCTCACTAGGATTTAATTGAGTTTCAGATCTTTCATTAGCAAGAGCAAGATTAATATCATTAGTTCTTCTTGGTGGTGGTACAACTTGACCGATAGGTGGTTCTATTCCTGCTTGTGGTGAACCTGCTGGTTCACCTAAATTTTCAAAGATACCTCTTGTTTTTGCACTATTATCTATGTCTGAAAGAAGTTCTGGTGCTGTACCAACCTTATCACCACCGTACTCTACAAGTGGAGCATATATATTACTAGTATCTCCAATCATATCAGGACTTCCTGCTTCTTCTGAAAGAATAGTATCTGGCTTACCACTTACTCCAATATCAGATGTATCATATCCTGGTCCTTCGTTAGCTATAAGCTCTTGAAATTTTTGATTTAAAGTTTTAATTTGATCTATATTAAATTTTTCAGATGCTTCAGCTTCTCCGATACTTAAAATTTCCTTAGCTTTTTCACCAAAATATTTAAATATATCTAGCACAGCATTATTATCTAATTCATCTATATCTTTTATAATATTTTTACTTTCTAATAATTTATTTAATGCTGAAGAAAAAGATTTAGTTGGCCCTATTACACTCATAATACCAGTACCTTTTTTAAGGTCTTTAAAAGCTGCTATTGTTTCTTTTTCTTTAAATAATTCACGCATTTTTTCTACGGTACGATCTGTGTTACTTTTATTAAGTTGATTTCTAGCTATTCTATTTTCTCGTTTCTTTTCTTCTTCTGATTTTATATTTCTCATAGCTGTTTGAGGTGATGATACCAATTCATCAGCAAGCATTCTTTCTGTATCATCTATATTTCTAAAAGGTGGTTTATTCTTAGTTGTCATTAAACCTTTTTCATCAGCACCAGCGTATTTATATTGACTTTCAGGTAATTCTAACATATCTACAGCTTGAGCATAATTTATTTCGCGTTTTTGAAAGTTTTTTCGACCAGATTTAGCCGTTGGTACGCCTTGCCATTTTGATGCTATTTTTTCCATTAGTTTATCCATAGTTTCTTCACTAGGACTTTCAACGTAATCGGCTAGTATTTTTTTACCATTTAATTTACCATCATTTTCTTTTAATAACTCAATTGCTAGTAAATCTTGCGCTCTTTCATTAAATATATCCGTATCTTTAAATCCTTTTACTCCTCTAGCACGTAATTTTTTTTGTAGATTTCCTACGATACCATCTCCATCGGTATTAAAATAATTAGCTAAAAGTTGATACTTACCAACTGCTGATGAACCATCTGAATTATCACCTATTTTAAAACTACCATCTTTATTTTTTCCTTTAGTAGCATTAACTAATGCCCTGCCAAATTCTTTAACTTCTTTAAAAGTCATTTGACTTACAGGTTTGTTTGCAGTAGGTATATTTCTTGAAGGATCATTGTCTCCTGGTTTAAGAAAATTTCCAAAACCTACTACTACGTCATAAGGATTACCTTCTCTTTTGGTTGTTCCCTCTGATTTAGCAATCATAGCTAATATATTTTTTATTACTTGATTTTCATTTCTTGAAGCCATATTAGGTTCCTTTAGCTATTGTCTGTATTTCTACACGCATATTTTCCATGCGTTTCAGGGCATATAATTGTCCTTGCGCTCTATAAATTTCTACTTCATCGTCACTTTGTTCTAATACACGATAAGCATCTTCTTTTTTAGTAGTTAAATATATCAAAAGTAATTCATCAAAGTCGGGACCATTTACTAATGGTATTAAATCTCTTGCTGTCTTTTGATCAAGCATTACCTGCACCACCTGCCTGTTGTAGCATTGCCATTAATTCTGGAGGTAGCTGCTGTCCTCCTCCTTGAGGAGCTTGAGCTTGTTGTTGAGTACCAGCATTAGGCCCACCACCTGTAGCAAATCCTTGTTCACCTGGAGCAGGAGCTTGTCCCGTACCTATATTACCTGCACCTGCACCTGTTGGGTCCATTTGTTGTTCAGGTTGTGGATTTTGTTCAGCCATTTGCTGTTGCATCTGCTGCAATAATATAGCTTGTCTAAATGCTTCTTCAGGATTGTTTGTAACTTTATCTACATCCAAATCCATTGTAGCCGCAATCTCACGCATAATATATGGAAACTTAGCAAATGGTGCTAGTACAGGACTGCTTGCAATCTGTAGGAAACTGATAAGACGTTGAGATCTAACTTCGTTCTTCATAAAGCTTTCAGTACCTCTAGCCCTTACTTCTAGATCACCTTTTATTTCTGGGTCAAAATCAAACTGCATATTAAATGCAAATAATGCTTCACCCATTGGACGTAACATATAATCATCCATGTTTTTAATTACAGTACGTATAGAATTACTGGCCGCACCCATTAACATAGAAATACCTGATGCAGTTCTACCTGTACCCATTACACCTGTTTGACCATATGAATACGATGGAAGACCTGACGATTCATCTGATAATACTCTTGCTTTATCAAACAACATCATATTTTCACTTGACACGTTAGGAAACTTAGTACCGAATATAGCTTGTCCTGGCGCACCACCCTGTCTCCTGAAAATCTTACCAGGATATACTGTAAGATCTTGTCCAGGTGCTAGATTTGTCTCATCAACCTCAATCAATAGATTACCAGAAAGTACAGCATTATCTACTGCTAGTCTCATAAAACCATTCATTAACGTCTGGGTATCATCCATGTTTTCTGCTAAACCTACACCAAAGAAACTATATGGATTAATTTCGTATGGGCTTGCAACATATGGAATACGTTTAGGGGTAAAAGGATTAATAACTAATCGTATTACCTCTCCATTACATACCCAAGCATTTATTTGTATTTCATCATCTTTAAGAAACTTA